ACGGAGATGGCTTCCCGGTTCGGCAGGCATTATCAGTATGGCTCCTGTTGTAAACGTTGCAAGTCAGTAAGTTAAGTTGAGGAGTTATCCTGGCGGAACCTGCCACTTCGCGCTCTGAACCAGACAGACAGGTGTGGATCTGCCGGAACAAATTTAAATTTTTAGCCTAATCTTTACCATGTTTCGTTTGTACAGGGTGCGATCAGCTGGTTTCATATAAGCTGTTCGCGCGGCATACAGGGAGAACAATCATGGTGAACGTTATACTTTTTATAGGAAAAAAACCAGTCGAGCTGACTCAACTGCCTGCCGGTACAGAGTGGATGACATATGTATGTGCGAAGGGTAATGTATTGAAGCTTCCTGTCAGGATTGCAATTTTTACGTTACCTAACGGGAAAGTGACTGCAGTCCATGTTGCATCAGTCAGTTATGTTTCGTCCGCAAAGGCGCTTGCCGCCTATCTGAAACTGGCGGCGTACCAGTTATAGGTTTTGTAGAAGGCTGTTACAGAATACGATGCTGAATAGCAGTGATTAAAAGAAAAAACTCTAAGCAACATGAAATCCAGTCTGTTGCTTAGAGCATGCAAATGCATTTTCGTTACGCTACTAATTTAAATTCACCGTAAATATCTTGTATGGGAAATATCTCATCAACAGGGTGAGCTTTGATTAACTCCCATATCAGGTAAAACAAACCACCAGCTTATGCTGGTTTTTTTATGCGCCTCGTACGCGCACATCAAAGAAAGTCTTTCAGCTGTGAGCCTGGGCAAGCCGTTAACTTTCGGCGGCTTTGCCGTGCGACAGGCTCACGCCTAAAAGGAAACGACAAATGAGCAATACTTTCCGTATGACGAAAATCGTCCTCAGCGTTCCGGCATTAGGCATGCCGTCTCATAGTAACGATGGTTCAACATCTATGTCAGGCGAGCACATCACTGCACATGTAATTGCCGTTAAAGGGAATGAAAGGTTGCTTGTTGGTCGTCGCGACTTCGCAGGAATGACGACAAGTGGTTATGACCATTCGCTCACAGTTATCAAGCCAGAGGGTTACCAGCTGGTGGTAGAAACGGTGGACCGTTACGGTATCCGAAATGGCACCAGCCGAGTACGCCTGAAGTCAGAAGAGGTAATTGCATCAGGTGATGGCTGGCACCTCAATAAATCAGGAGAGGCGCATATTGTTGGTGAGCCTGATTCATTACAGGTCGACGCTGAACGGGTAAGCCAGAACTTTATCAACGATGCTTATATTCAGGGCTGCGCCATTTACAACGTCAAAATAGGCACCGTAATCGTGTCCGGGCAACTCGCAGGCAAGTCAGACGACCGCCTGATGAAAGTAGCTGATGAGCACGATCCTGTATCGCTAAAGACCACTGCATACAAGTTTCATGGCGAGCCTCTTCCTTTTGGCGGCTTCCCAGGCCCTAACGTAATTTCTGCTAAGCATGCTGTTGGCACAAGTGATACCAAATACTGTCTATCTGATGATATGCGCCAAGCCGTTATTGATGCCGTGTGTAACAGTGAAGTGTTCCAGTCGCTGGTGGAAAAAGTGAATGCGCTATCTGCTGAACGGGAATCAGATGCAGTCAGGCTTCAGCGGGGTATCGATCAGGCTCTGTCTGATACCATCCGCAACGCGCTGAAGCCGGGCGGTTTACTGCATTTTCGGAAGTAGTTTTATGGCTTCTAATTCACCCTGGCACCACCTCTATAACACGAAGCGCTGGTACCGGCTCCGCTATCACCAGCTTCAGAAACAACCTCTCTGTGAGTTCCACCTCAGACGCAATCAGGTGATAGCCGCAACTGTCGTTGACCACGTCACCCCGCATAAGGGAGACGAGGCACTCTTTCATGACCCGGATAACCTTCAGTCCCTGTGCAAGCGCTGTCACGACTCGGTTAAGCAACGCATGGAGAAGGGCGGAACGGTCACCGAATTCGACAACGAAGGCCGGGTGATCTGGTAGCCGAAATCAAACAGGCGCTGGCAGGGTGGGGGGGAGGGGTAAAACTCTGGCGGCAAAATCTTAAAGACCGCGCTCCCCCGTTTCTTTTTAAAAACGTCCAGAAAAAAAGGAAAAATGATGGCTCAGCGAGGCAGAAAATCACTGGCCGCGACGTCGGCTGTCTCGCTTCCGGTTCTGGCTGAAAGCAGGCTGCAGCCGTCGCTGCACCTCAGTGACCCGGAGATAAATGTCTGGGTAAGGCTGGTGAATGACAACCCGGCCAGCTCTTTCACCGAAACGCACCGCGACATGCTGGAGATGTACTGCCGTCATGTGGTGCAGGCACGGCTGCTTACCACCCAGATCGAGGAGTTTGAGCTGGAGTGGTTGGCCCGTGATGATGGCCTGAAGCGCTACGACAAGTTACTGACGATGCGGGAACGCGAGGTGCGCTCGGCGTCTTCTCTGGCAACACGTCTGCGGATCACCCGCCAGGCTACCTCCGACCCCAAAACAGTGGGGCGGGCGCATAACAACCTGGCGCGGGAGAAGAAGCCCTGGGAAATTGATTAAGGCTGATTAACTGATGGTTAAAAAGACCCTTACGCGGGCTGAACGAAACATTCGTTGGTGTGAGCAGAATATCCTGATCCCTGAAGGCAAGTTCGTCGGGCAGCGGCTGAAGATGGCCCCGTTCATGAAGGACGATTTCAGGGCCATCTTTGACAACAAGCACGGCACCCGACGCGCGATCATCAGCAGGGGGCGAAAAAATGCCAAGACGGTGGAAACCGCCATGCTGATGCTGCTTTACCTGGTCGGGCCGGAAGCGGCACCTAACTCCCAGCTTTATTCAGCAGCACGGTCGCGCGATCAGGCTGCAATCCTGTTTAACCTGGCTTCAAAGATGTGCCGGATGAATCCGGTACTGATGCAGTACGTCGCGATTAAGGACTCAGCCAAAGAAATTCATTGCCCTGAGCTGGGCTCTTATTACCGCGCACTGAGTGCGGAGGCCACCACGGCCTACGGTTTCTCGCCGCGATTTGTCGCCCATGATGAGCTGGGTCAGGTACGGGGGCCGCGCGATGCGCTTTATGAGGCACTGGAAACGGCAACCGCGGCTCAGGAAAACCCGATCTCAGTGATTATCAGTACACAGGCACCCGATGCCAGCGATCTACTGAGCCTTTTGATTGACGATGGGCTGACCGGTGCTGACCCACGCACAGTAGTCAGGCTGCAGACCGCACCGGAAGATATCGATCCTTTCTCTGTTGAAGCCATCCGGCTGGCAAACCCGGCTTTTGATGTGTTCATGAACCAGAAAGAAGTGCTGGACATGGCCGCCAGCGCGAAGCGGTTACCGTCGCGCCAGGCCGAGTTTGAGAACCTTGTGCTTAATCGCCGGGTGGAGGCAAAAAGTCCGTTCGTCAGCCAGACCGTATGGCACATGAACAAAGAGGAGCCCGGCGAACTGGCGGGCGCTACCGTATGGGGCGGACTGGACCTTTCCAGCGTATCGGACCTGACGGCGCTGGTGCTCAACACAACGCAGGGCGATGTGCACTGTAAGTTCTGGCTACCTGAGGAAGGGTTAGTGGACAAGGCGCGTAACGATCGCGTGCCTTATGACATTTGGGCGAAACAGGGCTGGCTGAATACGACGCCAGGTAAGGCCATTGAATACGCCTTTATTGCCCGGGAGCTGCGGCGTGTTTTTGATATCTGTAACGTCAGGGTGCTGGCGTTCGACCGCTACAACATGCGCTTCCTTCGCCCGCATCTCATCGACGCCGGTTTCACTGAGTCGGAGCTCGAGAGGTTCGTGGAATTCGGCCAGGGCTTTGTCTCCATGTCGCCTGCGCTCAGGGAACTGGAAGCCAGACTGCTCGGCGCGCAACTGAAGCATGGCAACCACCCAATCCTCGAAATGTGCGCCAAAAACGCCACGGTCATTACTGACCCCGCCGGTAACCGGAAGTTTGTAAAGGGTAAATCCAGCGGGCGCATTGACGGCATGGTCGCGTTGGCGATGTCCATCGGCGCGCAGACCAGTGATGAGGTGGAGGATCCGGGCGACGTTAACGATTTCATATACAACTTTTTGAGCGTGTAAAAATGGCAGATACCGATTACAGCATTGACCTGCGGACACGATCGCCATTCTGGGCGCGCATGGCCTCTATCCTGACCGGCGGACGGCTGGTCACGCCGGATAAGGGCTCTCAGATGGCGGGAACCTCTGCGCACGGTGTGGTTGGTGATTCCGTCGTCACTGATGAGCGTAACATGCAAATCAGTACGGTGTGGGCCTGTATCAGGCTCATCTCGACCGTCACTGCATCGTTACCGCTTGATGTCTACGAGACCAGAGACGATCAGCGAAAGAAAGTAGCAGGCACTCATCCCCTGGCAAAGCTGCTGCGCTTCCGGCCCAACAACTTTATGACCGCGCTTGAGTTTCGTGAAGCTATGACCATGCAGCTTTGCGCCTACGGCAACGCTTATGCGCATGTCGAGAGAAACAGTGTAGGCGACGTGATAAGCATGGTGCCGCTTATGAGCGCCAACATGGAGGTGCGGCTCAGCGATAACGGTAAAAACATCATATACCGTTACCGGCGCGATACTGAATATGCTGACTTTTCCCAGAAAGAAATCTTTCATCTTAAGGGATTTGGTTTTAACGGCCTGACCGGACTCTCCCCGCTGGCGTTCAGCGCGAAGTCAGCGGGTGTCGCCATTGCCATGGAAGACAACCAGCGTGAATTCTTTGCGAACGGCGCGAAATCCCCGCAGATACTGATGACCGACGGCAAAGTGCTGACCAAAGAGCAGCGCGGGCAGCTCGAGGAAAACTTTAAAGAGATTGCGGGCGGCCCGGTTAAAAAGCGCCTCTGGATCCTGGAAAGCGGCTTTACGACCCAGGCTATCGGAGTTTCTCCTCAGGACTCGGAAATTCTGGCCGCACGAAAGTTTCAGGTCGCTGAGCTGGCCCGGTTCTACGGTGTACCGCCGCACCTGGTTGGCGATGTGGATAAAACAACATCCTGGGGATCAGGGATTGAGCAGCAAAATCTCGGATTTCTTCAGTACACCCTTAAGCCTTACCTTGACCGGTGGGAATACAGCATTGAACGCTGGCTGGTAAAAGAATCTGAGCAGGGCGTTATTCACGCTGAGCATAACCTTGACGGGCTGCTGCGGGGCGACTCCACAAGCCGGGCATCGTTTATGCAAATCATGGTTAACACCGGGATCCGAACCGTTAACGAAGTGCGCAGGCTGGATAACCTGCCGCCTCTTCCTGGCGGTGACGTGGCGACGCGCCAGTCACAGAACATACCCATTACCGACCTTGGAACAAACAACGGGCCCCGCAATGACGGGGCCTGATTTTTTATGGGGGCCATGATGCCTGACATTCACAAAACACTGGCGTTCGATCAGACCGAAATAAAGTTCACAGGAGACGGAAATAACGGCACGTTTGAAGGATATGCCTCCGTTTTTAACAACACGGACGCCGACGGCGACATTATTCTGCCAGGTGCCTTCAGTGGTGTTATTGCCGGGCAGAGCCGCAAGGTGGCGATGTTCTTTAACCACCAGACACGCGCTATCCCGGTCGGTAAATGGGATTCCATGCATGAAGATGAGAAAGGGCTGTTTGTACGTGGGCAACTTACGCCAGGCCTGAGCCTCTCTGAAGATCTGAAAGCCGCGATGAAACACGGAACTGTCGAGGGAATGTCGGTGGGATTTTCCGTCGGCCCCGATGATTACACCGTCGGCACGTCCGGCCTCATCTTCAAAAACATTTCTTACCTGCGGGAAATCAGTGTCTGCACTTTCCCGGCCAACGAGCTGGCGGGTGTAACCGCCATGAAGAGTATCGACGGCATTAAAACCATTCGTGACGCAGAAGCCTGGCTGAGGGATTCAGTCGGGCTTTCACGCTCTGAAGCACAGGCGTTTATCGCCCGTGTTAAGTCCGCAGGCCGAAGCGAGTTCGGCAGCGGCGACATTGACGCGCTGGCACAGCGCATTACCTCATTTGCCGCTAACCTGCGGAAGCCTTAACGGAGTAATACATGTCTGAATTATCTGTACTGGAAAAAGCGATCGAGAACTCCCAGAAAGAAGTTAAGGAGCTCATCGAAGAACAGCGTAAATCCATCAACCAGAACGGCGAAATCAACAAGCAGCTTCAGGCCGATCTGGCTAAAGCCCAGGATGAACTGAAGACCACAGGCACCCGGCTGTTCGATCTTGAACAGAAGCTGGCCGGCAACTCACCCGAGCAGACTGCACAGAAGTCGTTTGCAGAGCGCGTGTCCGAAGACCTGATGAAAGGCTGGGACGGTTCCCGCACCAAAGCGAAAGTCACCAGCTTTGATAAAGCGATCGGGTCTGGCACCAACTCCGCCGGCGCACTGGTTCTGCCTCAGCAGCAGCCGGGCATCCTGATGCCGGGTCTGCGCCGTCTGACTGTGCGTGACCTGCTGGCACAGGGGCGTATCACCAGTAACGCGCTGGAATATGTTCGCGAGAATGTGTTCACCAACGCTGCGGCGCCGGTTGCTGAAGGCACCCTCAAACCAGAGAGCAACATCACGTTCACCAAAGAAACGGCGAACGTGAAGACCATCGCTCACTGGATCCAGGCATCGCGCCAGATCATGGATGATGCCCCGGCGCTGCAGTCCTACATCAACTCACGCATGATGTACGGTCTGGCGCTGGTGGAAGAGAACCAGATGCTGAACGGGGATGGCACCGGCGATAACCTGCAGGGGCTGAACGTGGTGGCGAACGACTACGAAACTGCACTCAACGCGACCGGGGATACCGGTGCTGATGTTCTGGCGCATGCCATCTATCAGGTATCGCTGAGTGAGTTCGAAGCCGACGGCATCATTCTGAACCCGGCGGACTGGCACCGCATCGCGCTGCTGAAAGACGCTAACGGGAACTACATTCTTGGCGGCCCGCAGGCGTTTGCCTCGAAAGTGCTCTGGGGTCTGCCGGTGGTGTCGACCACGGCGCAGACGGCAGGCAAATTCACCGTTGGCGCGTTTGGCCTGGCGTCTCAGGTGTGGGACCGCATGGATGCCACCATCGAGATCAGCAATCAGGATCGCGATAACTTCGTTAAAAACATGCTGACCATCCTGTGCGAAGAGCGCCTGGCGCTGGCGCACTACCGTCCCGCAGCCATCGTCACCGGTGACATTGCGGTTTCCTCCGGTCAATAACAGCAGGGCGCGGTCAGCAATGGCCGCGTTTAACGCATGAAAATTAAAGCTCTCCGTATGTTCTCGCATTATCACCTTGGAACGGTATCCCAGGGCGAAACCCGCGTGGTTAAGAAAGAAATCGGCGAAGCACTGGTGAAACTGCATCTGGCAGAAGAAGTCGGGCCGGAAAAAACCGAACCGGCAAAAGCTGAAGCTGCTCCGGCCAGAGCCAAAACAGGGGGCAAAAGTGGAAATAAGCGCGGAACAGATGACGCTGATAAAGACGCACCTGAGGGTTGATGGCAACACTGAAGATGCGCTTATTGCGGCTTATACCGCTGCGGCTGTCGATTATGTCGAAAAGTTTTGCGACGGCGCACTGGTGGAATCTCTGACACCGGCCTCTGATGATGAAGAACCTCCCCGTGAGGTTCTTTTTACTTCCGGTATCTGGGCGGCAATGCTCCTCCTTATTGGTCACTGGTATGCCAACCGCGAAGCAGCTGCTCCGGGTCTTACGGAAACACCCCTGGGTGTTGAAGCGCTGCTGATACGACACCGGCGGTGGCACTGATGGCCTGCTCAGGTTGCGAACGCCGCCGTGAGTGGCTGAAAAAATGGATGGCTATTGCCTATGAACGAGCAACAGGTAAACGAACTGCTGAAAGCGCTGGAGGCACAGGCGAAAGCGCAGATGGAACAGACCGCCGCGATAAACCGCCTGACGGAATCAAATGAAGCCCTGGTCGCCGTGATTTACCAGTCGATGGTCGATGATGAGGGGGACGACGGGGTAATGCCGCAGACCTATCTGAGCGGAAAGCCCCGGGGGTAACCATGCAGGCAGGAAAACTGAACAAGCGGGTGATTCTGCAGAAGCCTGTTAAAACACAAAGCCCGACCACGGGCGCAATCGTCAGTGGCTGGGCAGACGTGGCTGAGTTGTGGGCGAATGTCACCGACCTTTCAGCGCGCGACTTTGTGGCGGCGCAGGCGGGGCAGAATGAAGTCTCCACGCGCATCACCATCCGCTGGCGCGATGATGTCACGGATAAACACCGCATCGTACATCGCGGGCGGATCTACGATATCACCGGCGTGCTGGAAGATGACAAAAGCGGCCGGGAGTATCTGACCCTGCCTTGCTCACGGGGGGTAAACGATGGCTGACGGTATCGAAGTTCAGATCACCGGTATTGAGTCGCTGAAGCAGAAACTTAACGAGGTAAATTACGACCTGAAGCGAAAGGGCGGACGCGCCGCGCTGCGCAAGGCCGGTAACGTTATTGTGAACCAGATTAAGGCCAACGCCCTGCGTCTTGACGATCCGCAAACGGCCCGAAGCATCGCGGATAACGCGGCGCTGCGCTGGAACGGCAGGCTGTTTAAACAGACCGGTAACCCCGGCTTCAGAATAGGCATCCTGCAGGGCGCGAAGCTTAAAAAGAGTCCCAGCCTTGCCGCCGATGCACCCACGCCACACTGGCGTCTGCTGGAGTTTGGTACCGAAAAAATGTCGCCAAAGCCCCTGGTACGTGCGGCGGCAACATCACGCATGCAGGAGGTGATCGCCACGTTCACCACCGAATATGAAAAAAGCATCGACCGGGCGCTGCGGCGTGCGCGGCGAAACGGAGGCGGATCGTGATTGCACCTCTGTTTTCCGTCTGTGCATCCAGTCCGGCGGTAAGGGCGTTGATTGGCGATTCGCCGGTGCGGCTTTACCCGTTCGGGCAGCAGGACGATAACGTCATTTACCCCTATGTTGTCTGGCAGAACGTGGGCGGCGCACCGGAGAACTATCTCGGCCAGCGCCCGGATGCGGATACCTGGGCACTACAGGTGGATGCCTGGGCAGATACCCCGGATGAAGTGATTGCCGTGGCCACCGCGCTGCGGGATGCCATTGAACCGCACGCGCATATCACGCGCTGGGGCGGACAGGAAAGAGACCCCGAAACCAGGCGCTACCGCTACTCCTTCGATGTCGACTGGATAGTGAAGCGATAACTCAATAACACCGGCCCTGTGCCGGTTTTTTTATGCACGGAGAAACCCATGTCTGTACTGACGCAAGGCACTCAGTTTTTTGTGCTCGCCCAGGGCGCGGTAAGTGAAATCGAATGTATCACCAGTTTTTCACCGGGCGGAAACCCGGCGGATCAGATTGAAGACACCTGTCTTTCCGAGCGGAACAGCCGAACCTATAAGGTTGGCCTGCGTACGCCAGGACAGGCCACGGTGGGTCTGAATGCTGACCCGGAAAACGCCAGCCACATCATGCTGCACAACCTGGCAAACTCTGACGACCACGAAGAGCTGACGTTTGCCGTGGGCTGGTCTGACGGTACTGCATCACCGACGGCAGCCGCACAGGGCGCAGCGGGCGCAGTGGATGGCCTGACGCTGCCGGACAGCCGCACCTGGTTTGTTTTCCGTGGCTATGTCTCTGACTTCCCCTTCGACTTTTCCGCCAACACGGTGGTGACCACTTCCGCCACCATCCAGCGTTCCGGCGCGTCGGTCTGGGTACCTAAAGCGAGCGATTAATGAAACTGACTCTCGATTCACTGAAAGAGGCCGGGGCCTTCACCGGCCGCCCGGTGGAAAAAGAAATCACCTGGCGGCAGGGCGAGGAGGAATTCAGCGCCACTGTCTATATCCGCCCGCTGGGCTACCACTCGGCCATGACGGACGTGATGGCGGCAAACGGGCGCGTGGATGGTGTGGCGGGGCGGATCGCCGCATCCGTCTGCGATGAGAACGGCAAGCCGGTATTCACGCCTGCGGATATTACTGGTGAGGCCGACCCGGAGCGCGGCGCGCTGGATGGCGCGCTGACCATTGCCCTGCTGGTGGCTATCCAGGAGGTTAACGATCTGGGAAAGATGAACTCAGCGCCGACGATGAATTCTGGTGCGAGCTCGTCCTCAACGGTATCGGCGGGCAAACCATCGCGCAGGCTCAGGAAGTCCTGAGTTTCCGGGAATTCCAGATCTGGGTGAAATACCGTGAGCGTTACGGGAGCCTTAACCCGATGCTACGTACGGAATGGGCCGCCGGGCTGGTCTCCAGCACCATTGCCAACGTGAACCGGGGCAAAGATACGCCGCCTTTCAGCGTCACGGATTTCACCCTGCACTTTACGAAAACACCGACCACCACTGGCCCCGTCACGCTTGATGAGGCCATGCGGACCTGGTCTTAAACACTCACGGAGACGGTATGGCAGCCAGATCGCTTGGAACCCTGACCATTGACCTGATTGCCAATATCGGTGGCTTTGCCGCAGGACTTAACCGCGCGGAGCGTCAGTCTGAAAGCTGGCGCCGCCGGGTGCAGCAGGATGTCCGGCTTGCCGGTGCCGCGCTCGGGTCAATAGCTACCATCGCCGCAGCGGCGGCAGTATCTGCAGGCGTGGCGGGTATCAACCTGTTAAAAACCACCTCAAAGCAGATCGCTGAAACTGACCGGCTCGCAAAATCCCTGCGCATGTCCACCCAGGACCTGCTTGCCTGGCAGTTCGCCTCGCAGAAAGCGGGCGTGTCAGGCGAGCAGATGGCGGATATCTTTAAGGACATTGGCGACAAAATTGGTGATGCGGTACTTAACCAGTCGGGTGAAGCCGTTGATGCGCTGAATGCGCTGGGTCTTTCTGCGAAGAAGCTTTCCACAGAAACGCCTGATAAACAGTTACTGGCGATCGCCGGTGCGCTGGAAAAAGTGGGTACCAACGCTGAGAAGATCACCATTCTTGAAAGCCTGGGCAATGACCTTTCTAAACTCCTGCCGCTTTTTGATAACAACAGCCAGAAGCTTCAGCAGTTTCTCAGGCTGTCGCGGGAATACGGCGTCGCGCCGGATCCGAAATCCATCGATGACCTGGTCAAGGTCAACTCCCTTTTTGAGGACATGGAGACGCAGGCACAGGGGCTGAAGCTGGAAATTGCCACAGGACTGGCACGCGTGGACCTTTCCCCGCTACAGGCCGGGCTGGGAGATCTGCGGGCAGTATTCACCGATCCCAAAGTGCTTCAGGGCCTGGCGGAAATGGTCGGTGGTATTGCCTCTCTTGTTGGATGGCTGGGTAAAGCGGCGTCAGCGCTGGGCAACCTTATTGATAATTACCAGGGCGGGCAAAAGCTCTCCGCTAATGCGTCGCTGTTTGAGGTTGAGCGACGGATCAGAAATCTTGAGGCTGACCTTAACGACAAAGGCTTCCTGGCGGGCGTAAACCGTATCGGTATGGATACGGAAGGAAAACAGAAAGAGCTGAACGAACTGCTGGCGCAACGTACGCGCCTTAAGTCTATTGCCGGGGCAGCACCCGTCATTTCCTCAACAATATCACCCTTTACCGGAACAGGTAATTACGCTCTGGCTCCCGGCGAGTCCAACGGCAAGGTGACGCCTGATGCCAGCGCCAAAAAGCTGGAAAGCGCGTTCAAATCCATGGAGCTGGGTTACCTGCGCCAGATTGCGCTTATCGACACCACCGGCAAAAAAACGGCGGAGGTGACCGAGCAACAGAAACTTCAGTTCGATCTGGCGGAGGGAAAACTCACCGGAATTAATGACGCTCAAAAAGTCCGGCTTCAGCAGCTGGCGCAGGAAGTGGACCGCCTGAACCAGCTGAAAAAAGCCAATGAAGAAAACGCGAAGGTGGCAGCGTTTGTCGCTGGCCTGCAGGCGCAGAACGATAATGCGCGAGCGGATCTGAGCGTCGATATTCAGGGGGCCGGACTTGGCAACAGACAGCGAGAACGGCTCAGGGAACGGCTGGGTATTGAGCGCGACTACCTTGACCAGCAGCAGGAGCTGCAAAAGCAGTATCAGGCCGGTGATATCAGCCAGACGGTTTATGATCGCGAAACGCAGGCTTTGAAAGATGCTCAGGCCGAAAGGCTGGAAATCCAGGAAGGTTACTACAAACAAATTGATGCGCTGCAGGCTGACTGGGTAACCGGCGCGCGGGACGGGCTCGCCGACTGGGTGGATGATTCCACGAACTATGCAACGCTGGCGGCTGACGCCATGCAGAGCGCGCTCTCCGGTATCAGCAGTAACATCGTTGACATGCTCAACGGCAACAAAGCGAGCTGGAATGACTGGGGTATCAGCGTTCTGAAAATCATCGAACAGGTGATGGTGAACATGATGATCGCAAACGCGGCCAGCTCCATCGGTTCACTGTTTGGCGGTGCAGCGTCCTCTGCCAGCTCCGGCACCGCGCTTCAGTCCTACGGCTCAACTCTTCAGTTCAACGCCAGAGGCGGTGTTTACTCCTCCGCCGATCTCGGCCAGTACAGTAATTCCGTTGTCAGTTCTCCGACGCTGTTTGCGTTCGCCAAAGGCGCCGGGCTGATGGGGGAGGCCGGGCCGGAGGCAATTATGCCGCTGACCCGCGCCGCCGATGGTTCGCTTGCTGTGCGTGCTGTGGGAAGTGGTCGCGTCACGCCGGCGGGTGGTGGAGCGCCACAGGTTACTATCCATATTGACGGCAACGGAAACACGCAAAGCCAGGCGACTGGCGGCTATGAACAGTTTGGGCGTGAGGTGGGTAATTATGTTGATCGGCGCTACCGCGAACTTATTGGCCGGGATATCTCGCCGGGGGGCGCAGTCTGGAATATGGCAAAAGGAGTACGCTGATGGCTATAGAAACGTTCAGCTGGTGCCCGCGCATCAACGCTGAACAGGAAGTAACGTTCCGCCGCCGCACTGCGAAATTTGGTGACGGATACGAGCAGGTATCCGGCGACGGGATTAATCCCCGATCGCAAAAGTGGAATCTTCAGTTTACCGGGACAGAAGCGTACATCGCGGCGATCAAAACCTTTCTCGATCGGCATCAGGGTGTGAAGTCTTTTCAGTGGCGTCCGCCGCTTGAGCCGCTGGGGCTTTACCGCTGTGATACCTACACACCGACACCGCTTGGCGCCGGGCTGTTTAATCTTTCCGCAACCTTTGAGCAGGCTTATAAACCATGAGCTTAAACAGTGATTACCAGAAACTTGAGCCGGGCAATGCAGTCCGGCTTTTTTCTGTTGACGGCACGGCGTTCGGTACCGGAGAGGTACTGCGTTTCCACAGTCACAACTTTCCCCATACAGAAGCGGAGATCGTGGCCGCTGGTGGCGATGAGTCAAAACTACCGGCCAAAAGTATCTGGTGGCAGGGGCAGGAATATAAAGCCTGGCCGTGTCAGATTGAAGGGATTGAAGCGTCAACCAGCGGCAGCAGCGCACAGCCGAAATTATCGGTCGCTAACCTGGACGGCTCGATCACTGCGCTGTGCCTGACTTATGACGACCTGCTGCAGGCTAAAGTGACGATTCACGACACGCTGGCGCAGTACCTTGATGCGCGAAACTTTCCGGGCGGAAACCCGACGGCAGACGCCGCACAGGAAAAAATTCAGGTCTGGTATATCGACGCGAAAACTTCAGAAACTAATGAGGTGGTGGAGTTTGCGTTATCCAGCCCGATGGATTTGCAGGGGCTGATGATCCCGACGCGCCAGCTTCATTCCCTCTGCACCTGGTGCATCCGCAACAAATACCGCACCGGTGATGGCTGTGATTACGCCGGTACGCGCTATTTCGACAAAAACAACAACCCGGTGGACGACCCGTCCCGCGATGAATGCAACGGCACACTCACCGCCTGCAAACTGCGGTTCGGTGACGGTAACGAGCTTTCGTTCGGCGGCTTCCCGGGCACCTCACTTATCCGGAGCTGACATGCGCAAAAAGACCATCGCGGCCATCATGGCCCACGCTGAATCAGAATACCCGCTTGAGTGCTGCGGGGTGGTGGCGCAGAAAAGCAGGGTGGAGAAGTATTTCCCGTGTCGCAATCTCGCTACCGAGCCGACAGAACACTTTCATCTCTCACCAGAGGATTACGCCGCGGCGGAAGACTGGGGAACAGTCACCGCCATCGTGCACAGCCATCCGGACGCCACCACGCAGCCGAGCGAACTGGACAAAGCGCAGTGTGATGTGACGGCGCTGCCGTGGCATATCGTCAGCTGGCCGGAAGGTGATTTGCGGACCATCATGCCGCGAGGCGAAATTCCGTTGCTGGAGCGTCCGTTTGTGCTGGGCGTTTACGACTGCTGGGGTCTGGTGATGAGCTACTATCGCCAGACGTACGGTATCGATCTGGCGGATTACCGCGTCGATTACCCGTGGTGGGAGGACCAGTACCCGGATAATTTTTACCAGGATAAATGGTACGAGTGTGGTTTCCGGGAATTCACCGGCGCGCCGCAGCCGGGCGACGTGGTGATCATGCAGGTGCAGTCGAATAAGTGGAATCACGCCGGGATATTGCTGGAAGGCAACATGCTGCTTCACCATCTATACGGACACCTCAGCCAGCGGGTGCCGTACGGCGGTTACTGGATGGAGCGAACCATGAAGATTTTACGGCATAAGTCTCTGTGCTAACCTTTGTAAAAATTAACAAAGGGACTGGGAAATGAAAAAAATAATTATCGCTCTTCTAGCAATTGGGCTGGCCGGGTGTTCCACCGAACCTGTACTTCCTCAAAACGCTAAAGAGGTGCAAGCGTCGAATGAGTTTCAACAAAAGCCTAATTCCATTGGAGTTACTATAATCCGGGATAAAGGGTTTGTAGCCAGTGCCTGTGCCATAACTGCATATATAAATGGAAAACGGTTAGCTGAGCTTGATACAAGTGAAAAAGTAATCGCTTATGTACCTGCAGGAGAAATTATTGTCGGCGCTGGGTTTGTTGGGAAAGGTTTGTGCGGCGGGACCCCTAAAAAAGAGCGTGAATTCATAGTCAGAGAAAATCAGCCTCGAGCATTAAGGATTTTTATAGACCAAAGCGGCAACGTTGATATTCTTCCAATGACGCTAAATTAGCCGTTGATATAAATATCAAGCCACCCCAGGGTGGCTTTTTTTATTGAGGAAATGTATGCAAGAAATAATGGCGGAAATAGAATTGAGCGGTATTCTCGGTAAGACTTTTGGTAAAACGCATCATCGTCTAATTAGCACTATCCATGAAGCCTCACGGGCTTTGGCCGCTACGATTAAAGGTTTTGAACAATTCATGATCACCAGTCAGCGTCGCGGCTTGACCTACGCTGTGTTCCTTGGCAAAAAAAATATTGGCGTAGATGATCTTGGCTTTCCAGTAACAAAAGAAGTGATTCGTATCGTTCCGGTATTAATTGGTAGTAAGAAAGCAGGGGTTCTACAAACAATTCTTGGTGCTGTGTTAGTAGTAGTCGGTGTTGTTTTAAATTTCACTCCTTTTGCCGCCGCGTCTCCATTCTTTTATCAAGCTGGGGGAGCATTGATACTTGGTGGAGTTATTCAGATGCTATCCCCTCAACCCGCCGGACTCGCCAGCAAACAGGACGCCGATAACCGCGCATCCTATGCATTTGGTGGCGTAACGAATACAGCCGCTCAGGGGTATCCGGTACCTATCGGTTACGGAAAACGCCGTATCGGTGGCGCGATTATTTCCGCCGGGATTTACGTCGAAGATCAGCAATAACCCCCACCTTTTATTTCCTCACAGTCACCGCCGCCTGGCGGTTTTTTTATGGGCGCAACATGGCAAAAATTATCAAAGGGCGCAAAGGCGGCGGCTCGAAACAGCGCACGCCCACAGAACAGCCGGACGACCTCCAGTCGGTGGCAAAAGCAAAAATCCTTATCGCCCTGGGCGAGGGGGAGTTTGCTGGTGGGCTGACAGGGCGAAATATTTTTCTGGATGGTACCCCGATTGAAAACCCGGACGGCTCCCGTAACTTTTCCGGCGTCGCCTGGGATTTCCGACCGGGTAATCAGGCTCAGCCTTATATTCAGGGCATGCCCGGATCAGAAAACGAAATCAGCGTGGGTACTGAGGTATCCAGTGCCACCGCCTGGACACGCACGTTTACCAACACGCAGTTATCTGCCGTTCGCCTGCGCATCAAATGGCCATCACTTTACCAGCAGCTGGATAACGGGGATCTGGTTGGTAACTCAGTGGCGTATGCGGTCGATCTTCAGGCTAATGGTGGAGCATGGCAGACTGTTATCAGTACGGCGGTAACCGGTAAAACCACCTCAGGTTATGAGCGCAGTCACCGTATCGACCTGCCGCGTGGCGCCAGCACCTGGACATTACGGCTTCGAAAACTGACGCCGGATGCCAACAGCGCAAAAACTGGCGACACCATGACGCTCCAGAGCTATACGGAAGTCATTGACGCCAAGCTGCGTTACCCGAACACCGCGCTGCTGTACATCGAGTTCGACTCCAGTCAGTTCAACGGCAGCATCCCGCAGATTTCCTGTGAACCGGCGATGCGCGTGATCCGTGTGCCCGATAATTATGATCCGCTGACACGCGCCTATAACGGCACCTGGACGGGCGGGTTTAAATGGGCCTGGACAGATAACCCGGCGTGGATATTTTACGATATCGTGGTCGCCGACCGCTTTGGCCTGGGCCACCGGCTGACGGCGGCCAATATCGATAAATGGACGCTGTATCAGGTGGCGCAGTATTGCGATCAGCTGGTACCGGACGGAAAGGGCGGAAATGGCCTGGAGCCACGTTATACCTGTAACGTTTATGTTCAGGACCGTAACGAGGCTTATACCGTGCTGCGGGACTTTGCGGCTATCTTTCGGGGCATGACCTACTGGGGCGGTAATCAGATTGTGGCGCTGGCAGACATGCCACGCGATATTGATTACAGCTACACCCGCGCCAGCATCGTAAACGGTGAATTCGTTTACTCGAGCAGCACGACCAAAACCCGTTATACCACGGCGCTGGTCTCGTATTCCGACCCGGCTAACGGTTACGCCGACGCCATGGAGCCGGTTTTTGAGCAACCGTTGGTTGCGCGTTACGGGTTTAACCAGCTTGAGATGACCGCGATTGGCTGCACCCGGCAGAGTGAAGCAAACCGCAAGGGGCGCTGGGGGATACTGACCAACAACAAGGACCGCATCGTCACCTTTTCGGTGGGCCTGGACGGTAATATCCCGCAGCCGGGCTATATCATTGCTGTTGCTGACGAAATGCTCTCCGGAAAAGTGACTGGCGGCCGCATCAGTTCGGTTAACGGGCGCGTGATCAACCTCGACCGTGTGCCGGATGCCAGACCGGGCGATCGCCTTATTCTCAATCTTCCTTCCGGCGCGTCACAGGCCAGAACAATCCAGGCGATCAACGGTCAGGCCGTTACGGTCAGTATCGCTTACGGAGAAATACCGCAGGCAGAAAGCGTCTGGGTAGTGGAGTCTGATGAGCTGTATGCCCAGCAGTACCGGGTGGTGAGTGTCAGCGACAACAACGATGGCACATTTACCATCTCAGGCGCGTTTCACGATCCGGATAAGTATGCCCGCATCGATACCGGTGCCATCATTGACCAGCGTCCGGTAAGCGTGATCCCGCCGGGCAGCCAGTTTGCGCCGGAAAACATCACCATAGGCTCTTACTCCGTGGTGAATCAGGGCATCAGCATTGAAACGATGCGCGC